GAGTTTCCCGGCGGGTGCCCACGACGACTTTGTGGACTCGGTGACGCTGGCGTTGATGCGGATACGACAGGGTGGGTTCGTCCGATTGGAGAGTGACGAGCCTGATCAACCACGGATGTTCCGGAGCCCGAAGCGGGCCGGGTATTATTAAGGGGTAACTGATGGCAATCGACAAAGCACTGTATGAGGCCCCTGCGGGGTTGGCTATTCTGGCGGAGCCCGAGATGGAGATTGAAGTTGAGATCGACATCGGTGAAGACGCAGAGCCGGAGATGTCCGAGGAGGAAGAGGCCAAGTTTGAGGCCAATCTGGCTGATGAGCTGGACGGTGGGCAGCTGCAAACGCTTGCAAGTGAACTGTCCGCGATGTTCGACCAAGACGTCAACAGCCGCAAAGACTGGATGGAGACCTACATCAAGGGTCTGAAGTTGCTGGGCATCAAGATCGAGCAGCGCACAGAGCCGTGGGCCGGGGCGTGTGGGGTGTTCCACCCGATGCTGATGGAGAGCGCGATCAAGTTCCAGTCCGAAACCATCATGGAGACGTTCCCCGCTGCGGGTCCCGTCAAGACCGTGATCATCGGCAAGGACACGAAAGAGAAAGAAGAAGCAGCCGTCCGGGTCAAAGAAGACATGAACTATGAGCTGACCGAGCGGATGCAGGAGTTTCGGTCGGAGCACGAGCGGGCGCTGTTTGCACTGGCGCTGGCGGGTAACTCGTTCAAGAAGGTGTATTTTGACCCTTCGCTCGACCGGCAGGTGTCGATGTATGTGACCTCCGAGGACATCGTGGTGCCCTATGGCGCGACCACTCTGGAGAGCGCGGAGCGCGTGTCACACCGGATGCGCAAGACCAAGAACGAGCTGCGCAAGCTGCAGGTGGCGGGGTTCTACCGGGACGAGGACTTGGGCGATCCCGTGCGGACGATTGACGACGTGGAGAAACAGAAAGCGCAGGAGCAGGGCTTCAGCGCGGACACGGACAATCGGTTCCAGATCATTGAGATGCACCTCGACTATGACCTGCGGGAAGCGGGCTACTCGGACAAGTTCACTGAGGACAATGGCATCGCTGTACCGTATGTCATCACCTTCGAGAAGGGCACCGGCACGATACTGGCGGTTCGACGTAACTGGGACCCGGCGGACGAGACCAAGAAGCGCCGCCAGCACTTTGTTCACTACGGCTACATCCCGGGCTTTGGCTTTTACTGCTTTGGCTTGATCCATTTGATCGGTGGCCATGCCACTGCCGCCACCTCCTTGCTGCGTCAGTTGGTCGATGCGGGCTCGCTGGCAAACCTGCCGGGTGGCTTCAAGTCCCGTGGTCTGCGTATCAAAGGCGACGACACACCGATTGCTCCGGGTGAGTTCAGAGATGTGGACGTTCCGGGCGGCACGATCCGCGACAACCTGCTGCCGCTACCGTATAAGGAGCCGAGCCAGACCCTCGTCGTGTTGATGGACAAGATCGTCGCTGACGCGCAGCGCTTCGCCGCTACGGCGGACCTGAAGGTGTCGGACATGAGCGCTCAGTCTCCGGTTGGGACTACGCTGGCGATCCTCGAGCGGATGCTGAAGGTGATGAGTGCCGTACAGGCGCGGGTTCACTTTGCGATGAAGCAGGAGTTCAAGCTGCTGCGCGACATCATCCGGGACAACACCCCCGAGGACTACAGCTACGAGCCGGAGATCGGTGACCGCAAGGCCAAACGCGCTGACTACGACATGGTGGACGTGATCCCTGTGTCCGACCCGAACGCCGCGACAATGAGCCAGAAGGTCGTGCAGTATCAGGCTGTGATGCAGCTCGCGCAGAGTGCGCCGCAGTTGTATGACCTGAAGCTGCTGCACCGTCAGATGATCGAGGTGCTGGGGGTCAAGAACGCCGCCAAGCTGGTGCCGACAGACGACGACATGAAGCCTGTGGACCCGGTGACGGAGAACATGGCCATCCTGAATGGCAAGCCGGTGAAAGCGTTCATGTATCAGGACCACGAGGCGCACATCGCCGTGCATATGGCGGCTATTCAGGACCCGAAGATCGCGCAGCTGATGGGTCAGAACCCGATGGCGCAGACCATCATGGCTGCAGCTGCAGCGCATATTACCGAGCACGTTGCCTTCCAGTATCGCCGGGAGATCGAGAAGCAGCTCGGCACCGCCCTGCCGCACCCCGAAGAGCAGCTGCCGGAGGCCATTGAGGTTACGTTGTCGCAGCTCACGGCACAGGCCGCGTCGCGGCTCCTGCAGAAAGACAAAGCCGAGGCCGCAGCACAGCAGGCCGCACAGCAGGCCCAAGACCCGATGGTGCAGATGCAGATGAAGGAGCTGGAGATCAAGGAGCGGGACTCCCAGACCAAGGAGAAGAAGGTCGCCATCGACGCCGCTGCCAAGGCCGACGAGCTCCGGCTGAGAGAGAAAGACCTGATGATCAAGGCCGCGTCTGAGGCCGACCGGGGTCGTCGGGAGGAGGTGCGCGAGGGCCTGCGTGTGGGTGTGGACATCGCCAAGAGCAAGGCACAGATGGCGGCGCAGGAGCGGCAGCGCACACGTCAGCAGGCAGCACCCGTCAAGAAGGGTGACAAATGACCGAGATAGACCTGCTCCTCAGCAAGAACGCTGCGGAGCGCACGTCGCAAATCGAGTTTCTTGCCGCAGGTAAGGCGAGAGACTTCGCAGAGTACAAAAACATCTGTGGGGTGATCCGGGGTCTTAACCTCGCGGATGAACATTTACGAGACCTCGCAGAAAGGATCAAGAAGGCCAATGACGACGACTGACGCAACGCCGACAGCGCTCGAGCAGAAGTGGGAGCAGGAGAACCAAGACAACGCCCGGAAGGCCAAGCAGTTGCCTGATCCGTCGGGTTACCACCTCCTGTGTGCGATACCCGAGATTGATGAGAAGTTCGACAACAGCCTCATCATCAAGGCCGACGCAACGATGCACCACGAAGAGATTCTTACCACGGTGCTGTTCGTGCTGAAGCTGGGCCCCGACGCGTATCAGGACAAGACGAAGTTCCCCACGGGCCCGTGGTGTAAGGCAGGTGACTTCATCATTATTCGACCGAATTCCGGAACGCGGTTGGATATTCACGGCAAAGAGTTCCGCATCATCAACGACGATTCTGTCGAGGCTGTCGTAGAAGACCCTCGCGGCATTCGGCGCAAATAAGGAGTAGCTAATGGACAAGCAAGAATTCAAGTTCCCCGACGAAGCTGACGACAAAAAAGCAGCTGCGCCGGAGCTGGAGATCGAGGTCGTAGACGATACCCCGCCGGAAGATCGCGGTCGGGAGCCCCTGCCGGAGAACGTCGTCAAGGAGCTGGAGGACGACACCCTTGAGGAGTACTCCGACAAGGTCAAGAAGCGCCTCTCCCAGATGAAGAAGGTGTGGCACGACGAGCGCCGTGAGAAGGAAGCGGCCCGCCGTGAAGCCGATGAAGCCCTTCGGTTCGCGCAGGCAAAAGACAGCGAAATCAAGAAGTTGCGCGATGAGCTTGGCACCGGGCGTCAAACTTATTTTGACGACATGACCAAGGCGGCAGAGTCCGAAGTTGCCTCTGCCAAGGAGAAGGTCAAACAGGCGTATGAGACCGGCGATCCCAGCATGATTGCGGACGCGCAGGAAGCGTTGACCGATGCCAAGGTCAAGGTGCAGACGCTGAAATTTAGACAACCCCCTTTACAACGCGAAGAAAGTGGCGTAGAAACCACACAACAGGCACAAGAACCGCAACCTGTGTTGGACCCGAAGGCGCAAGCTTGGAAGTCCAAAAACACATGGTTTGGGGTTGATGAGGAGATGACTAGCCTCGCCCTTGGCCTGCACCAGAAGCTAGTCCGGCAGGGTATTGATCCGAGATCGGATGATTACTACAGCCGAGTGGACGAGGCGATGCGTAAGCGCTTCCCTGAAAACTTCGAGGGCGATGAACCCGACGAGACCGAGGAGCCGCCTCAAACGAGGGCTAAAGAGAAGCCCCGCAAACCAGCTACTGTGGTAGCTCCGGCAACGCGTAGCACCGCGCCGAACAAAGTGCGATTGACGCAGACCCAAGTGGCGTTGGCCAAGCGGTACGGCCTGACCCTCGAGCAGTATGCGAAAGAAGTAGTCAAACTGGAGAACAACAATGGCTGAACCCCGTACCACTCGTGATCTTGAGACCCGCCAAACCTCACAGCGGAACCAGCAATGGGCTCCCCCGAGCCTGCTGCCGAGCCCGAAACCGCAGGACGGTTGGGTTTTCCGCTACATCCGGACGAGCATGATGGGTCATGCTGACCCCACAAATACGTCTGCAAAATTGCGTGAAGGTTGGGAGCCCGTAAAGGCTGCTGACCACCCCGAGTTGCAAATGCTTGCTGATCCGAATAGCCGTTACAAAGACGGCATCGAAATCGGCGGGTTGCTGTTGTGCAAGGCCCCTGCAGAGATGGTCAACCAGCGGAATGATTACTACCGCAATATGGCTGATTCTCAGATGGACGCCGTGGACAACAATTTCATGAAGTCCAACGATCCGCGTATGCCGCTCTTTTCGGAGAAACGCACGCAGGTGTCGTTTGGGCGAGGCTCAAAATAAACCTTTCAGGAGTTAAACAATGGCATATCCGACTATCGACAAGCCGTATGGCCTGAAGCCGGTCAATCTGCTGGGCGGTCAGGTGTACTCTGGCTCCACCCGTCAGATTCCGATTGCTTCGGCTCATGGCACGGCGATCTTTTACGGCGACGTGGTTATCATGTCCGCCAACGGCTGCATCAACAACGCTACGCTGACGGCTACCACGGTCAACGTGGTGGGCGTGTTCCAAGGCTGTTCCTACGTCAATACGCAGGGCCAGCGCGTGTTCTCCCAGTACTTCCCCGCCGGTACCACCGGCACCCCGGATACTTCCGATGGCATCGTCGCTTATGTTGCGGATGACCCTGATCTGGTGATGAAAGTCGCCATCGTCTCGGGCACCACCGTCGTTGCGCAAGCCACCCGGGCAAATCTGGTGGGTGGTACGGTCGCTCTGGTAGCCAATCTGGGCCTGACGACCACGGGCGACAGCCAGCAGGCGGTCCTCAATTCGGCGGGCACGCTTACGACCGCCCCGTTCAAAATCGTCGATGTTGTTTCGGACACTGCTCCGGCCACCGGTTCGTTTGTCGAAGTCCTCGTGACTTGGAACCAAGGTGTCCACCAGTACCGCAGCAACACCGGCATAGCCTAAAAAGGAGCCTAAAACATGGCTATTTCACGCGCCCAACTACTCAAAGAACTCCTCCCCGGCCTGAACGCATTGTTCGGCATGGAGTATGCCCGCTACGGCGAAGAGCACAAGGAGATTTTCGAGACCGAAACCTCCGAGCGTTCGTTCGAGGAAGAGACCAAGCTGTCGGGATTCTCCGCCGCTCCGGTCAAAGCCGAGGGCAACGCGATCTCGTACGACAACGCGCAGGAAGCATGGACTGCTCGTTACAACCACGAGACCATCGCTCTGGGCTTTGCGATCACCGAAGAGGCGGTCGAGGACAACCTGTACGATTCGCTCTCCAGCCGCTACACCAAGTCGCTGGCCCGTGCGATGTCCTACACCAAGCAGGTCAAAGCTGCTGCGATCCTGAACCAAGGCTTCGCTGGCGGTCCGACCTACGGTGACGGACAGGTTCTGTTCTCCACGGCCCACCCGCTGATCAGCGGTGGCACCAACAGCAACACGTTCACCACCCAAGCCGACCTGAATGAGACCTCGCTTGAGGCCGCTGTTATTCAGATCGCTGGCTGGACGGATGAGCGTGGTCTGCTGATCGCCGCCAAGCCCCGCAAGCTGATCGTCCCGCCGTCGCTGATGTTCGTGGCAACCCGCATTCTGGAAACGGAACTGCGTGTCGGCACCAACAACAACGACATCAACGCACTGAAGAA